GAATGTAGAACTTCTCGTATTGTTTGAATATCTTCACTGCGTTCATGGTCATACGTGTACGACATGACTTCTGAAACGCTTGTGCATTGATGTTACATACCTCAGCAGCTCTGCGACGATAGTCCTTACGTGACTCTGCATTATCTGCGATGTCAACAGGCTTGGGTGGGAGAGGTATATCTACGACAGGGATAAACTTACCAACCTCAATACCACGTTCTTGTAATGTTTCTGCAACATCTACAATGAATGTATTGAGTGTATATCCTACCTTCTGAATCTTGTTCAGAAAGTTGATTGGGGTTTCTCCCTGTATAAGGCGGCTATCGCCTCGGCGTACCATGTCATGTCCACGCATAACCTCGTTAAGCAAGTAACCACCTGCTGTTTCGTTGGTCCAGTCGTTAGGCTCAACCAACATCGGCCAGGCTAACGGGCTGAACAACTCAGCGTTGGTCATGACCTGGTCCTTGATGGACATGAACTCAGGTGTTGGTACCACGAAGTTGTAGGTCTTACGTCCTTCACGTCGTGTTTCACGCATGAACCACTGCGATGACTCGCAGATGCAGTCAAGCAACCATCCACCTAGTTTCACACGGTTAGCAATACCCCAGCATTGCCAGTGATCAACGTCGTACCTGTTCATGAGAGTTGTTACGACCTTGACCTTTTGTTGTGTGCCTATAGATTTGTGGAAGTAATTGTCTTTAATGACACGTAGTAAACCTGGCACGTTACGTTCATAGAAACGCATCATGCACTCGTTCTCTATCGCTTGACCGATTGCATCCGTGACATTTTGTACCGTAGAACTGCGAGGTTTAGAGCTGAATACCTTATCAAAGGTAACCTTACAGGAGATAGCTGCTGCTGCTTCAGGCTCGATGTCCATGAGATAGCGTTGTATCTCTTTGAAGCATACGCCAATCTTACCTTCTTTTATCCTGTTATTAGTTGAGTTAATACGATCAACCACAAGAGGAATAAGCTGCTCAATAGAAGCCACGCCATACACACTAGCCGAGGCATAGTCCTTGTCCTCAAGTTTAGCTGTGTTGTCATGTAGTTGCTTAAGACCTTGAGCTATTTGTTCACGCTCAAGCTTAATCTGTGCTGCAATATCTGCGAATAAGGTCAATCACTCCTCATATGTGGTGGTCAGGTCATCGATCACCTGCTCGTGCATGAGCTGGATAATCTCATCTTTGTATGGATGCATGTCAATCTCGTCAATCAAAGTATCGAGACGAAAGTTGAAGGTGGCGTCAGTCATCGTTGTCAATTAGATCAGGTCCAACATAGTGTAGGGCATCGTGAGTACACACGATAAACTCATGTTTCTTTTCGTCCATGAGCTTGAGTATCTTCTGTTCAGCAGCATGTTGCCGCTTGTAGATATACTCTTTGGTCTTTTGGTTTGTGAGATTAGTTGTACGGATGATACATGCTACATCAGCAGGTAACTCCCAGCCAGCTACCTTCCATTCCATGATCTCCTCAAATGTATGTTCTTGAAACGCTTCATCAGGAGCGTCCTTGAACATCTTCCAGTTGTTGGGATGATAGGGCTTCTTACCACTCATGTGTTTTAAATACGTTGACTAAGGTAACATTGCGATCCATGGACAACTCCAAAGCATCCCATGCGGCTTCTTCAGAATTGGCGGCGAGTATGTACATATCCTCGCCACTGGATAGAGTTACGCAATACTCATGTAGTCTTGGGCTTTGCAGCCCGACGTCGAGCTGGTCTGGGTTTGGGTTCATGAGGCTCCATGCTAATGTAAACATCTCGTTTAGCCAGTTCTTTGTAGATAGAATCCCAGCGATGGTTCTTGTCTCCGTAGTAGTGTAGCCAGCAAAGAATGGCGTTCTTGATAAAGTAATTGTCGTCAAGTGATTTACTTTTTTCCATAGTATTTAGATGTGATTCGGTTAGAGCGCTGCCAGATCACAGCAGTGCTGAACAATCCTACCATACCGATGATGGCATAGATGATGTTAGATTCAGACCAGATCATTTGTTCTTCTCAGCGTAGTGTTTGCGGATGTTGTTGAGACGTTCGAGTGAAGTCTCTTCTGATGTTACCTCCATGCACTCAATGGTGACGGTCTCGTCCTCATCGAAGTTATCATGTAGGTCCATGATCTCAAGACGATTCATGACACCCCGCATGTTGGCATAGACTTGAACTATTTCATCACCAGACCATTGGGTCTTGTAGCGCAGTACGTAAACGTTCATTTGCAATAAGAAGGGTAGAGTTTACAGAGTTGTTCATTCTGCATGTCCATGAGAGAGTCCATGCCTACTAGGCCGATGTGCACCCCCAGCAAAATGATGATTGTGATGGATGTGATTCTCATTCTGTGTCATCGTCCGTGATACCATCCAGATAATCTGCGATCATATAGAATGGCATGTTGTTTTCATAACAATCAGTTAAACAATCGTACCACATGTCGATGTTATCTTCGATGATGGTCGGGTTCATGATGGATAAACAGCAGCGTTGTTTGATACATAGGACACAGCACGCATGTACGTGTTGCCTATCTTACCTGTGATGCTTTGCATCTTTGACACGTTACCATGTGTGTCCAGGGTAATGTGCTTGTCCATGAGACATGTAGTCAACTTGAACACAGTAGGCTGTGCGTAGTACTTGTCAGTGTGGATCATAATCAAACCTCACGATAATCAACATAAGCGTGCGGATAACGCACCTCTGAGTAGAACTCATAAGCTCTAATCATTGCGTCCCTGTCATTGACAAAGTAACCCAATGATTGTTCTTCTCCGTCATCAAGTAGACGGTAGACTTGATACGTGATTGTCATCAGATAACCTCCATTGATGTATACTCCATGTAGTCATCTGCGTCCATGTTGAACGCAGTACCAGCACATAACTGCTCGCAGAAGGATACATACTCCTGCCAGTTATGTAACTCGTAGGGTCCATATGTCATGGACCAGTTCATAGGATGAAGCAAAGTTTCCATCATGCGAATACCTCCATGTGTGGGAATGTTTGTCCGTTGTGTACACGAGACACGGTGATGGTATCACCACCAGTCTCTACACTCCAATCGAAAGCAGCATCAATAGCTTGCTCTTCTGAGGTGAACCACTCCTCGTCAGGTCCATGTGAAATAATAAACATTTGAAGAATAGCCTCGCTCAGTGCGTAGGCAATACCTGGGCTAGGGTTCGCACCTAGCCACCCGCTTGGACGGATCAGGCTACAGCACAGCCAGCCTCTACACGCTGCTGACAGTACAGTTCAACGATGCACCACACAGCTTTCTCCTTGCATTCTTGCAAGGTCCAGAAGTCAGTGGTATCAACGAGGTCAGTGTATTTGAGTCCATAAGTATCGAGTTCATCCTCGATCTCGTCCTCGTACTTGTCAAAGAACTCCGCAAGTTCTGACGAATAGATGAAGTCGGAGACACCAGCGGAGCAGCCATACTCGGCTACGTCCTTGATCTCGTCCATGTCATCGAAGCGCTCAGCAAGTGCGTCGAACATAGGTGACACGTTGTACATGTGTGAATGTGTGTAAGTGAACATGATGACACACAGAGGTGTCAGGCTCATGCCAGGCATTGCACCTAGCAGCGGGCTATGATCCCGTGAGCTGTGCCTATCAGACGAGACCGTACTGATTAGCCGCCAGCTTGTAGCTGGTACGCTTGGCGTCAAGCAGGTTGTGGTTGATCCAGAACCCGAGGCTCATGTTAGGGTTAGCCATAAGGCTAGCGATAGCACGACGAGACACGTTCTTGTACTCGTAGGTGTGACCCTCCTTGAAGGACACAATGGCTACGCCACGAAGCAGGTCAACGTGGACGAAATCTGCAGCAGCAGATGTACGAGAAGCAGAATAAGTGAACATGAAATGTGAAAAGGTAAGTGAACAAATGGCTGCGTCCTAGGGAGCAGCAATGACAGTGCCGGGACCTTGCACCCAGCAGGACGCTCACGTGTCTGCCTATCCGATGTGCATATGTAGTGCGGGACGCATCGGTACATCCCTGTGCCTTGAGCATACTTGTATGCCGCATGAGGCGCTGCGGCTGACGGTGTAACCGTCACACACTGTAACATCCTGGCCGGCCAACTGGTCAAGCACCTCCAGGCTCTACGCTTTGGGTCAGATGACTGAACCGAGGCGTCGCAACGAGTTATGCAGTTGTCAAGGTTCTGAAGAGACGGGACAGCCTGAAGGGTCACCGGCTGTATCTGATGGTTGAAGATCGAGACTCTCCTCCCCCTTAACAGGGAGAGTCGAGATCAAGACCTTCAAATCAGATATCAGAATCCAGCATACACCAGGAAGTCGGTGGACGGTGAGCCAAGCTGCACACCACAGCATCAGATCCCAGTCATACCAAGGCTTATCATCTTTGCTTATCAGTGTTGTGCTGACTGATAACCGTAGGTTAAGCTGGCCGACAGATCGCGCGAGATAGAACCGCGCATGTCACGCGCACGCGGTAGTTGGTTTGCGCCCGTTGAGCCCAGTGTTGCCGGTTTGTGCAGTAAAATACCGGGGCAAAACCGTTGGTATCACTGGGCTTTGCCGCTTTTTGCCGCGTTACCCACCCCCATGGGGGCGCGGGGCGGCCTGGCTTATACGTATATGGGTTCACACATTTTTGTCAAAATTTATGACCCGGTATATGACGTAGCTAACAGCTACAAGCAGCACAACTATCATCCATATAACGGACCAAACAATCATAATGCAGCGTAAACCTGTGGAAAACAATCTTTAATTAAGTCACGACACTGCAATGCAATCTGTTGATGCTCTAATTGCGTGCCGTTTGCGCAGCGTAGCTCAGTATAATGCAGCCAAGACCGCAATGTACCGTTCATATACAGTTTTGTAGGCGTGCTGAGGGGCAAGACCTCACGAGCACACTCTTTAGCGACTCCAGCTGCCAACATCTCTTCATACAGGGCAAATGCCATGCCATATACTTGATCAGCTTTAATTTGAAAGTCTTGTGTTGTATATGGATCAATATCGTCGATACTGTTTTGACGATTGACTGTATCTTGACGACGAACGGCAAGAGAAGCTGGTTTAGCTAAAGCTGTTGCATACCGTTGACTAAACTCTTGAAAGCTGAACGATCTGTGCCTAAGGATTTGAGCTGCAATAGATCGTGTTGTATGTATTTCTACACACATGTTTACCATTTCAAACGGTGACCAATGTTTATGTTTGATAAGGTATTTAATTAAACGAGCACTGGTCTCAGTGTTGTTTTGATTAGATGGATTGGATACACGTGCCATGTAACTGACAAGGTTATCACCATCAGGTGTTGAGTGAATGAGTTTAACGGAGTGCATACAGTAGTAAAAGTGTTTTAGCTGTGACACAGTGTATATAAATACACATGTCTCTCTGTAATCTGATTTACAGTAGTAAAAGGGCTCCGAAGAGCCCCAATCACAGGAGGTCCACCCTTCCTCCTGTATACGGGTGGGACCGTTCAAACCCAGGTAGGGACACCGTTTTTGTCGTTGCCTCTAGCCTGTTGTCTTTGCTCCATATTCATACCCAAAACAAGGTGATTAGCACTTGACTGGGGATCATCTATGGTTGAACGAAGGAGGTCGTTCCAGTCGTCACGTTTACGTTGGTTTACCGCCTCTTGAGCAGAGATACCCATAGCGTCAGTAAAGTATTTGACACCTTGTGCTAGGGCGTCAATACGGTCATCGTGTCGAACAGCTCCTTTTTCCATACACATCCTACTCATCTGGTAAAACAACATGTATGCAAGTCGTTTTTCAGGAGCTTCGTCTTTGTTTGAGTTCCAATCCCAATCAATAACTGATCTGTCTATAACAAGACGGTGCTGGTTCATAATTGGCTCCAGGGCGTCGATAATACGCTGCTCTTTACGCAGTGTAGCGCGGACTTCCTCGACACCAATAGCCTGTTTTGTCTGTTGTAAGTGTTTTTTAAACAACTCGGCAACGATACCATCACCAAAGTTTGTTTCAATTACAAGTTTAGTAACGTTGTACTTTTTACAACCTCTTAAAATGTCCAAAAGCGTTGTGTCTGAGTATCCGTCTCTGTAAGCACGCATTTCGTGCAAGTACAGGTAACCGTTACGTTGTGAGAGATAAGCTGCCGTTGTTTCATCTGATCCTCGACCCGACGGGTCAACCGAGCAGATTGTCTCGGTGTAAGGATGCCACTCTCCTTGGAGCTGCATTGGACTGTAGAAATAATCTCCAGGTAGTCCGACAATAGGAGCGTCTTTGATGACGTTCTTGGGATCGCTGCACCATACAACGGAGTCAGGAGCAGTAGTAGGGTTGACGCTTGTAACGACAAGGTCAGCCATCTTAAGCGGGAACTTGTCAGCGTCACTAAGGGACGTGTCAAGCATGAACTGCAACATAAAGTTGCTGCGTCCCATTGCCGCTTCACGTTCAATAAGATCTGTGTCATCGAATCGGTCCGGGTCAGTTACATCCCACTCCTGTGCCCCTGTATCGATGTCTTCCTGCAGTTGTGGTGCAAGTAGACCTTCGTAGTTGCTAAGGCTCCTAGGAACCCTTGCAGGCCAGACAAACGGGCGGTAATTACGTTCTGCTAGCTTACGGTAGATAGTAAATGTTGTTTGTGGCGTACCAAGGTACATAATACGGGAGTCATCCTTGGGTGTAAGGATGGACTCCGCTTCAGTACAGAGTTGTAGCAATTTTTCTCGCATAAACTCTGTCATTGAGTTACCAGGAACTTCAATGTCGTCTAGAATCATTAAATCTGCGCGGCTTCCGGTGAGCTGTCCAGTGATGCCCACGCTTTTTACGCTTGGAGCTTGGTGGGGAGAGCAGTTCACATCGAAGCTTATCCTCGACCACCTTGCATCTTCGGACTTCGGACGTAAATGAGAAAGCCATGGTGTTTCAATAATAAGTTTTTGCAGAAAGATGGACATGTTGTCGGCCCGTTCTTTAGAGGCCGAAATGATCATGATCTTTTTTTCTGCATTATTGAAAAGCGTCCAAAGAACGAAGGCTCCAGTAATCCATGACTTCCCAACTCCACGGAAAGCTTGTATCTGAAGACGTTTAGGTCCAGACTGAAGATAGTCTGCGATTGCGTATTGTGCACGTGTTGGCTCCGGTAAATCAAGCTGCGCCCACAGGGCTTGCAGGAACAGCTTAAAATCATCTTGTAGGGCGGATAAGACGTCGGTCATAGATTAAAATCTAAAGTTTCTTCTGTAATTGGGTTGTTACGATTGGGTTCAAATATAATACTAAAAGCTTTTCTACCAAGATCTGTTTTAGGATCATTACGACCAATCGCTACCCCACCAACATTAGCTTCTAATAAACCAGATTCATCAACAGCCTGAACAACTTGGTCTAATTCAGAACCAGTTTGACCCTGTTGAAA